AGAAGGTCAAGCGGTGGTATGTACTGCAAACATAGCAGGTAGAGACTGGACTAACTCAGAAGGTGTTACTAGGAACTTTGTAAGCTTTAAGGGTTGGAAGATTGAAGCAGGTGAAGAAGGGCAACAGATGACACCTAAAGAAGTGGTAGAAAATGCACACGCTTTAACTGATGCAGATGATGATTTACCTTTTTAGTATTATATCTAAATGAATATAAAAACGGCAATTTTATTAAAATTATATCTAAATGAATATAACTTAATTAAAATTAAACCGTTATATTTGTAGAGCGCACGTCCACAACATAGCGCAAGATATTTAAACTAAGCTCGACAGAGAGGTATGAAGTGGACGCATACTAATCTGTTGGGCTTTTTTTTTACACATTATGAAGAAAACAAAAAGAAAAGGATTTAATTTTTTTAGATCCTACTATGATGTGTTCAATGAACTTCCTAAAGAAGATAAGCTAGTATTCATTGAAGCTTTATTAGATAGACAGTTTTTAGGCATCAAACCAGAAAACTTACAAGGGATGGCTAAATTTGCTTGGATAAGTCAAGTTAATTCTATTGATAGTCAAGTAAAGGGATATGAAGATAAAACAGGTGATATTTTAACCCCTACCGAAGGGGGTTGCCTACCCCCTACCGAAGGGGGGTTTAACACCCCTACCCTACAAGTAGAAGAGAAAGAGAAAGAGAAAGAGAAATATATTCCCACATTAAAAGAATTTTTAGACTTTGGTAGATATCGAAAAAAGAATGTAGATTTACAAGACTTAACATTAAAATATGAATCTTGGAAGGCGAATGGTTGGAATGATGGAAATGATAAACCAATTACAAACTGGCAAGCAAAACTAATTAACACATTGAGATACATTAAAGAGGACAACAGCAAAAAGAATAATAATCCAGTTATAAATAGAAATGACTTTTTTACTGACTAATTATGATACATAAAGAACAGGCAGGTCTTAAGCACCTGAATAGTGTTAGGGATGGATCATTTAAACAAGGTCTTTCAATAGGTTGTGATTTAGATAACCATTTAAGGTTTAAAAAATCTAACCTAGTTGTTATGGCTGGTCATGCAAACGTTGGGAAAACATTATCTATTCTGTATTACTTTGTTTGCCTTGCTAAAAAGCATGATATTAAGTTGGCAGTGTTTAGTTCTGAAAATGAGATAGGAGATTTAAAAGATGATTTAATTAGTCTATACACTTCCAGTAAAATAGAAAACTTATCAGTAAGTGATTTTGAATATGCTCACTACTGGGTTAATGAACATTTTAAATTCTATGATGCAGATGGATTCTTTACAGAGAATAAAAGACTGATGCACTTTAGAGATGTTTTGGCAGTTGCTGAAACAATGCCGATAGAATACAACTTTACACCTGATGCTTTAATTATAGATCCATACAACTCACTAGGAAGATGTGAAGATATCTTAGGTAATAAGCATGAATACGATTATGCTGTAATGAGTGAGTTAAGAATATGGTGCAAGGTTAATAAGAAAGCTTGTTATGTTTTGGCACATGGTAATACAGAAGCACTAAGAAAACAGCACCCTAAAGGGCATGATTATGAAGGTTATTCTGTACCATTAATGAGTGCAGATATTGAAGGGGGTGGTAAGTTTGTGAACCGTTGTGATGACTTTGTAGTTATCCATAGATACACCGACCATAAGACAGAATGGACTAAAACAGAATGGCACATTAAGAAAGTAAAGAATGTAAAGACAGGTGGAAAGCCTACATTTAAAAATGATCCAATTATATTAGAAGCTTTACCAAACTTATTAGGCTTTAGAGTTTACACCAGAACAGAAAACTTTGCAGAGCCTATGGAATGGGCTAACCCTATAAAAGATATAGTAGAACAGCGAGAAGAAGGGTACCAGCAGAAGCCATTAAAACCAGATAGCAACTTTGATCAATCATTTAAACACTCAAAAGAAAGCCTAGAGTATGAATGGATGAATAAAGAACCTGATGAAGAATTACCCTTTTAAATGAAAGATATTGAAGTTAAATATTATTTATACAAGCTGCTAGACAATTCAGAGCAGAAAGGTAATATCTTACACAGAGATCATTTATTAAATTCAATAGACTATATCAATCATTTGCTAGAACAAAACAAAAAACTATCCTACTTAGTAGATGGTGCATGGTTACAAAACAGAAGATTGAATGAACAGTTGAATAGTGAAAAAAGCAAGAACAGTAAACTGTTATCAGAGCTGGATAAATCAAAGGTTAATTTAAAATCTAAAGAAGCTGAATTAAAAAAACTTTTAGATAACTTGCATTTGTAATACATTATAGTTTATATTTGTCTAACAATTAAAAATTTGAATTATGACTAGAATTAATGTAGGAGTTAAACCAGCAGAATTAAACAGTAAACATTTAATAGCTGAACACAGGGAGATAAAGCGCATCCCCAACCTAATTAAGAAAGGCAAGTACAGCCTTGACGATATGCCTGAACAGTTTAAACTTGGTACAGGTCATGTAAAGTTCTTCTATAATAAGTTGAGGTATTTGCATGGTAGATACACCAGCTTATACAATGAATGTGTTGAGAGGGGTTTTAATGTTACTAACTATGATGAATGTTTTGATGACTTGCCTACTGAATTATACAATGATTACCAACCTACTGCAACGGATAGGGAATTAATTTTGGAGCGAATCAAGGAACGTTTAAGTAAATAAGATAGATATGAAAAAACTAAAACCAATACACGAAATTTATTTAATTGCTATTTGGATAAGTATTCAAATAATAGTCGGAACGATAGTCAGAAGGGAGTTGATTACAGAAAATTGGGAAATGCAATTCTATTTAATAGTTGGAATTTTTGTAATAGCTCAATTTGTTTCAATTATGATTTACATGGATAAAAAATATTTTTGATGAAAACAATACTTTTATTTTTCTTCATTCTCTTAATGGCTACACTCAGAGCTGTAATAAACAGAGAGATTAAACAAGTACAGATAAGAAACCTAGATAGATTCTCTTGTATTGATAGATCAGTACCAAACAAGATAGAACCACAACCAACTAAAACAGCAAGAATATATTTAGATAAATCAGGTAAATTAGTAATAGATGAAAACAAAAAATTATAATTATATTGATAGCCCTAACCATTATAACAACAGCAGCATAGAAGTATGGGAGATGATGTTAAAGATATGGGGTAAAGAAAAATTTATAGCCTTTTGTGAAATGAATGCTTTTAAGTACAGGATGAGGTTAGGAGAAAAACCAGAGCAACCTGTTACTAGGGATTTAGATAAAGCTAAATGGTATGAAGATAAAGCAAAAGAATTAAAAGAAAATGAGTAAAAGTTTTATTAAACAAGCGACCTTTACAAAGTATAATACAAGAAAAGACAAATCATGCGCTTTAACCTTTGTAACAGATTATGAAATAACTGCTGATGATGTAGCAGAACTTCACAGGGTTTTAGATCATCATGGTATTGTTTACTTTTCAGATAAGGGTAAACTAACCAAAGAAGAAATAGAAGCGATTGATGAGGTAGATATAGAGTTAGAGGGCAAGAGTAAAAGCCAAAGGTTAAGAAATGTACTTTATATTTTATGGCGGCAGCAAGGCGAATCAGGAGAGTTCAAAGATTTTTACTCTAACTGGATGGAAAAAATAATACAGAATTTTAAAGATAAACTAGAAGATTAATGAGAACAAAAGAAAACGATCACCTACCAAAGTACTACACTAATAAAAGCATCAGGGAAAAGATAGATAAGTTATTAGAGAAACACGCATCTCTTGAAGCTACATTAGGTACTGATAGCACCAGAAAAGAAATTAGTAACGTTACACGTCAGCAAGTAGAACTAGAAAAGAAGATCAAAGAAATAGATTTAGAATATTGGGAAAGTGTATTTAAAATAATTAAGGATTAACGGATGAGTATATGAGGCGTTTTAATGGCTTATATACATTGTTATCTACTGTTTTTGCCAGCGTTGGCAGAAAAAATCTTTGTACCCGATTTGGTACTTTCAATTATTTTTTGTACCTTTGTTAGTACAAACATTAAAAGTTAATATTATGAAATTAAAAACAATTCAAACAAATGACCTTCTTCAAATGTATGCAAATGCTGACGTTACTTGCGGGTGCGGTGGGCATTGGAAAGGAAGCCAAAACGAAATACTTAGAAAAGAGTATGCAATCGAATTAGAATCAAGGGGGATTAAAGTACCTAAAACCCTAACAGAAAAGTGTGATAAGTCTTTTGTTGTGAGCGTGGAAATACCAAAAGGAATATTCAATGGAAATGGTTCTTATTAATTGGTTAAAAGAAAGACCTTGCCTTTCGCTTCGTTGTTTGGAGCGTGAGGCAGGGATTCCTGTTAAAACGCTTGACCATTATGTAACCGGAAGAAGGGAACTTAACGAACAGCACAAACAAAAGCTAAAGCCTGTTTTGGAACGGTATGGGTGGGCAGAGCAAAAATTGTAGATAACACCATGATAAAATTATTTTGTGCGAAGCATGAATTTTATCTACTGTTAAGGCTAGTTTTAATTAGCCTTCCAAAATAAATAGATATGCCCAGAACCTGTAAGATATGCAGAAAGAAGTTTGAACCAAAATACAACAGCGTTCAAATGGTTTGCTCAGTTGCCTGCTCTTATGAATATTCTAAAAAAGAAAAATCTAAAAGCTGGAAACAAAAAAAGAAAGTACTTAAAGACGATCTAAAAACTAGAACAGACCACCTAAAAGAACTTCAAGCCATATTCAATAAATGGATAAGAGAAACCAAAGAACCAACCTGCATAAGTTGTGGCACTGATTTAAGAGGTAGAAAATATGATGCAGGGCATTATAGAAGTGTAGGTAGTTGTCCAGAGTTGAGGTTTGAACCGTTCAATGTTTACCCTCAATGTGTACACTGCAACCAGTATCTAAGTGGTAACCTAATAGAATACAGAAAAAGGTTAGTAAAAAAGATAGGTTTAGATAAAGTTGAATGGCTTGAAAGCGACCACCAACCAAAGAAGTACACAGTGGATCAGATAAAAGATTTAAAAAAATACTATAAAGATTTGCTTAAAAACAAATAATTGTATTACATTTGATAAACATTTAAAATTAAAGTTATGAATTATGAAGATTTCCTAAAGACTAAGGAAAAGACATTTATTAGTTCTGGATTTGATGTAAAAGAATCCGAGCTAAACAGCCATCTATTTGACTTTCAAAAGCACATTGTAAAAATAGCCCTAAGAAAGGGTAGGTTTGCTGTGTTTGCTGATTGTGGTTTAGGTAAAACACTAATGCAGTTAAGTTGGGCTGAGCAGGTTGCAATAGAAACATCTAAACCAGTTTTAATATTAGCACCATTGGCAGTAGTAGAACAAACTAAAATGGAAGGATCTAAGTTTGGGATTGAGGTTAGTGATACAAATCATCCTGAATGCATGGTTCAAATAACAAACTATGACCAACTAAAAAACATAAATACTTCACATTATTCTGGTGTGGTATTAGATGAAAGTTCTATTTTAAAAGGTAGGGATGGCAAGTTATCAAGATTAATAATTGATACATTTAACCAAACACCCTATAAGCTTGCTTGTACTGCTACACCATCACCTAATGATCACATGGAACTAGGGCAGCATTCTGAATTTTTAGGTGCTATGAGTTATCTAGAAATGTTGGCTATGTTCTTTGTTCATGATGGCGGTGAAACTTCAAAATGGAGATTAAGAAAACACGCTAAAGATGATTTTTGGAAGTATGTTTGCACATGGTCAATATCACTAGACAATCCAAAAACATTAGGATTCTATTCTGATGGTTATGATTTACCTGAGATTGAGTTTATAGAGCATAAAATAAAAGTAGAAAACAATACCAATACTTTATTTGGTGATGTTGCTGTTAGTGCTACTGACCTACACAAGGATTTAAAAAGATCATTTGAATTAAGAATAGATAAAACTTGTAATCTTGTAAATAATTCAAAAGAGCAGTGGATAGTTTGGACATTAAAGAATGATGAAGCTAATCAATTAAATAAGGTTTTAACAGATTCTATCAATGTACAAGGATCTGATAAACCAGAAGTAAAAGCAAAAAATTTAAATGGATTTGCTAAGAAAGAATTTAAAACACTAATAACTAAAACAAGTATAGCAAGTTTTGGAATGAACTACCAGCAATGTTTTAACATGGTGTTTACTTCATATGATTTTAAGTTTGAAGCATTTTATCAAGCTGTTAGAAGATGTTATAGGTTCGGACAAAAAAACAAAGTTAAAGTACATTTATTAGTACCTGAATCACAGGTTAATGTTAGAAAATCAATTATACAAAAAGAAAAAAAGCATAAAGAAATGATACAAGAAATGAGTAAGTATTCAGCAAACACAGATTATAAAGCAAATAAAAATGCAGAAGTTAAATCTAAACAAGTAATAACAGAAGATTATAAATTGTTTAATGGTGATTGTGTACAAGAGATTAAAAAGGTAAAAGATAATGAAGCTGATTTAGTTGTTTTTAGCCCTCCATTTGCAGAGCTTTATGTTTATTCTGATAAATCAGAGGATATGGGTAATGTATCGGATTATGAACAATTTAAAAACCACTTTAGATATTTAATACCAGAATTAAAAAGAGTATTAAAGTCAGGTAGAATATGCGCTGTACATTGTATGGATTTACCTATTCAAAAAGGTAAAGAAGGATTTATAGGTTTAAGAGATTTTAGTGGTATGTTGGTTGATTGGTTTAAAGAGGAAGGTTTTATTTATCATGCAAGAACTACAATATGGAAGAATCCAGTAACAGAAATGCAAAGAACTAAGGCGCTTGGATTACTGCACAAAACAATTAAAAAGGATTCTGTAATGTCTAGAGTGGGTATTCCTGATTATATTTTATTCTTTAGAAACGAAGGAGAAAATGAAACACCTATAACACATCAAGATACTGATTCAAGTGAAAGAGATTATTTGCCTGTTGATTTGTGGCAAAAGTATGCTAGCCCTGTTTGGTATGATATTGATTATTCAAGAACATTGCAATATAGATCCGCTAGAGATGGTAATGATGAGAAGCATATTTGTCCATTACAGTTAGATACCATTGAAAGAATACTACATTTGTATTCTAATGAGGGTGAAACTGTATTAAGCCCATTTGGAGGTATTGGTTCAGAGGGCTTTGCATCATTAAAAAATGGTAGAAAGTCAATAAGTATAGAACTAAAAGAAAGCTATTTTAATTTAAATGCTGCAAACCATAAAGCAGCAGTAGAAGAAAATGCAGAACTAACACTATTCTAATATGAAAAAGTTTAAGTTAAAAGATATGGCTGGCAATACTTTTTTTATAAAAGCAACCACCAGAAAAAAAGCAATAGATCAAGGTAAAAATGATTTTAACAGATATCTATACATTGTAGATGACATAAATATAAAGCATGAAAAAGTTAATTAAAGACAATTACCAGAGCATAGTAGATAGGGGTTTAATCACCCCTTCTACAACTCTAACAGATTTTATAGATAAGATTTATGAAGAAGTTGCAGAGCTAGAAGAAGTGAGTGAAAGCATAAGAGACTTTGACAAACTAAAAGAAGAACTATCAGATGTTATTTTAACCTGTTTAAATATGGCATTTCATTATGAAATAGACATAGAAACAGAGATGAAAAAAAAGATAGATAAAAACTTTAAGAGATCAAAAAATTAACTATATTTGATGATAGTAGTGTCGAGGGCATTGGGAGTACAGAGAAAGACACCCAGCCCTCTTTTTACATTATGTTATGTTTCTTTAGTACATTCCAGATAATTACACCACAGAATAGAAGAAACGAATACCACCCCCATTTAATTTTTTCTTTGTACACCACCTTTTCATAAGGCACTTTAACCTCATAAGGTTTAATAATAGTATCAGCATCACACTCACCATACAGATAAACACTATCCCTATGGTAATAATGTTTAATAGTTAGCTTGTCTTTCTTTAAAATAACTGTATCTTTGCTGGCTTTAAAAATTGTATCATGCTTAACTTTATCAGTAACTACTTCAAAAGTATCAAGAACAGTAATAGTATCCCCAACAAGTAAAGAGGGATCTTTTTTAATAGCCTTATTCAGATGCCATTTAGCACTACATGAGGTTAAGACCAATAACAAAAATAATATCCTAACCATTCCATCTAGCTTTAGTACCTCTAATATCATAATGTACAAATGAATTGTAAAGCCCTAAACCACCTTCTTTCATTTTACCATCTGCAATTAGATTTAAAATTATCTTGTGTACTATCTGGGGAGACATTGAACTAACTCTAATATCTGCTGCCATACCTTTAATGTGCTGGCTGTTTTTAACCCCCCCTATCTTCTTATTATATTCTGGTGATCTGTAACCTGAATTAATTGATATAGGTAGCTTTAAATTGTCTCTAAGTACTTGTAAGTTTTTAGCAAGTTCTTTAATATTGCTTAATACTTCTTCTGGCATATCTGAACCATCATTACAATCAAATTCAGATTTATAAAAATTTTCTGTTAGTTTCATATTTTTTTATTATATTGCAAGCAATTAAAACCAGTCATTTAGTTTTTCATACTTTTGATTTTTAGTTGTTACAATATAAGAGGGTGTTTAGGTTTTAGCACCCTTTTTTCTTTTAAAAACGTTTGATGCTAGTAAGTGTTATTATTCCATACAACAAAGATAGGGGTTATCTCCAAGCAGCTTTAGAATCTATTGAAAGACAAACCTATAAAAACTATGAGATAATATTAAGTCAATCTAGTAAAACAGTAGGCTATAATTTTAACCAAGCTGTTAAGCAGGCGGTGGGTGATTATATTTGTTACCTAGCTGAAGATGATTTATTACCTGCAGATAGTTTAGAGAATAGGGTTAGATGTTTACTACATTCAGATTATGACTTTATACATTCAAGAGGTAAAAGGCTATACAAGAACGGCACAACCAAACCATACAACCTAACTAACCCAGCTACAACATTACAAGAGATGCTTAAAGTAAATACTATTTGCGGTGGTACTACCATGTATAACAGTAGTATATTTGATTCATTACTATTTGATGAAACACTAACCACAGCAGAAGAGTATGATTTTCATTTAAACCTACTTAGTAAGGGTTACAGTTTAGGGTTCTTAGATGAGGTTACATACACTTTAAGACAGCATAGAGATCAAAAGAGTATAGGAAACATGACAACAGAATACCAAGACAAAAGAAAACAGATAATAAAAGAAATCCAAAACAGATATGCCTAGTTTTATTCATCCTACAGCAGTTATCTATGATTGTGTAACATTAGAAGAAGATGTGTACATTGGTGCAAATTGTATCATAGGAGCGCCAGCAGAATCTAAAGGGCATTGGGGTAGTAAACCAGAATACGGTGTTATTATTAAATCAGGTACTATTATAAATGGTGCTTGTACTATAGATGCTGGAACTGTAAGAGATACTGTGATAGGTCAAAACTGTTTTCTAATGAAGCAAACTCATGTAGGGCATGATGCTATTTTAGAAGATGGTGTAACTGTCTCACCTCATGCAAGTATAGGCGGGCATTGTGTTATAGGTGAAAATACTAATTTAGGCATGGGTTGTTCAATACATCAAAGGGTTATTGTACTTAGAGATTGTATGATAGGTATGAATGCAACCATAACAAAGAAAACAAAGATGTATAATAATTCTGTATTAGTGGGTAGTCCTGCATATTTTTTAAGATGGAACAACCGAAAGTAATAGTTTTAACTTGTGTACATGGCAGGCATGAAACAGTAAAAAGATGCCTAAGAATAAACAATATAGAAACTGTGGCTGTATTTTCTAATGTAGAAGATGGTTTACTGCTTAAAGGTATGGGTGTAGATAAGACTTTTTATCATGAGAATAAACCACTAAGTAATAAATGGAACTATGGAGTACAGATGTTAAAAGATATAGACTTTGACTATGTTATTATGTTAGGTTCAGATGATTACTTTAACAGTGATTTTTTACACTATGTTAAACAAGAAGCACCTAAGTATGATCTATTAGCATTTAAAGACATTTACTTTGAACAAGAGGGTAGTTTTTATTACTGGTCAGGTTATGAGTGTAGCCGAAAAGGTGAACCAGCAGGCGCGGGAAAAGTATATTCTAAAGACTTTCTAGAAAGAATAAACTATAATCTATTCCCAACATCAAGAGATAATGGTTTAGATGGTATGAGCTGGAAGGTAGTTAAAGAAAATAATGCTAAAGTAAAAGTAACTTCACTTCAAGAGAATGGTTTGTTTTTATGTGATGTTAAAGATGGTGAAGGATTAACACCACTACACAAGATAAAAGGATTGATAGAGATATGAAAAAGGTAGCAGTATTCGCCACAACAGGAGATAGAAAGAAAGAATTAAAAGCTGCTGTTAAATCCATTATTAAACAAGTGGATGTAGTTCATATTTATGATAACAGTAAACAAATAGACTTAACAGATAATGGGAAATTTATTTTGCTGGGTGTTTTTAGCGAGCCTGTATATTACTTTACTTGTGATGATGATATATTATATCCTAGTGATTATGTAGAAAGAACCATACAAGAGATAGAAAAACATAAATGTATCATCTCATGGCATGGTAGGGTATTAAAAGAAGGTAGAAAAAAATACTATGGTGCAGATCATGAAGGGTACAGATTTTTTCAAGAGAATAGAAAGGTAGATTTAGATGTAGGTGGTACAGGTGTAACAGCATTTAGAACAGATTATTTTGAGCCTGTTGATATAGCTGCAAGCCCTTACAAGTGCATGAGTGATTTGGTGTTTAGTTTGGAAGCATGGAAGCAAGACAAAAGGATAGTACTACCTGAAAAAAAAGCAGCATGGATAGTAGATATACCAGTAAAAAATAGTATATTTAGCAGATACAGAAACAGCGAGCAGGTAGAGCAGATAGAATTAATGAACAGAATACTAGAGTGCAAAAGATTGAAAGGTTATACCAGCAAATAGTAGATACTTGTTTAGTGATTGATAAGGATAATTACCAAGATTTAGCGCATGATACTATATTAAAGCTGATGGATAACCCCTACATCTTAAAAGAAAGTGATTCTAAGTTTATGGGCTGGGTGTTTATCGTTGCTAAAAATCTGTTTATTGATCGCAAAAGAAAGCAAAGACCAACGGTAGAATACTGTGAAGGGTTGCAACATGAAGAAGTAAGCAACCAACAAACAGAACCAATAGAGTATATTAGAAAGATTGAGAATAGCAGTTTAACAGAAATAGAGAAACTTTGGATAGAAGTGTACCTAGATGAGGTGGGTAAATTTAGCCACATAGCAGAACGTTTAGGTGTAACTAGACAAACAGTATCAAAGAATGTTAAACAAGCATTAAACAAGCTGAGATGAATAGCATAGAAGTACTGATAACAGGGTTAGGTTTAACATTTATATTGTATAATACGTTTTATGTATGGATAGATAAGAAGATTTTGCCTAACATTAAGCCATTTAATTGTCAATTTTGTATAAGCTTTTGGGTATGTGTATTGTTTTACTTGGTTACTTTTAACCCAGTATCAATAGTAATACCTTTAATGTTTAGCAAGATACCCAATAAGATTAGAAAATATATTATACAACGATATGAAGCAAGAAAATAACTTTATACTACTAATGAAGGCAATAGTTTACCTAACCATGTTTGGCATAGGTGCATATTTAGTAATTAAAAATTTATCATGATTAAAGAATTAAACGAGTTTGCTAAAGAACTAAAACTATACAGAGAAAGTAACACCCTTCCACAAGGTGATGTTAAGAACAAACTAGCAGATATCTATGAAGCTAATTTTAAAGTAAAGTGGGGGTTAAGAAAAGTAGATAGAGGTTGCCCAACTTGTATTAGTGATATGATGAAGTGCCTATGTGCTGAATGGTATGATAGTTTAAACGATTTTAAAGCTGTACCAGTACAAAGAGACTTAGAAGATCAGATAGCAGAAGAAGAAAAACCCATGCCATCAGATTACCATGATTTAGATACAGCAGGTTTAATTGATTTATGTGATACTTTAGGTATTAAATACCACCACAAAAACAAGAAAGCCACACTAATTAAGAAATTAGATAAGTATTTTAATGACTAAGGAACTATTCATAAGAGAAATACATGAAGATTATAGAGTAAAGGATTCAACTACCTTTGCTGATTCTCATGTAAGCTACCTAAAGAAGATGACTGAAGCAGATGTACAATTAGAAGATGATGGTGAGCCAATATTAAGAAGGATCAAAGTAAAGTCTATATCTGATGTTAAATGGATTAATGATAAAGGGCAGTGGTTATTTAGTTGCACAGCTAAAATAAAAGTATTTGATTAATGGCTAAAGAGGGGAGAGATAGCAAAGGTAAATTTACAAAAGGTAATCTATTTAGTTTAGGTTTATCTAATAGCGGTAGGCCACCAGAATATGACAACCCCGAAAAGATGGCTAACAAGTTAGCTGAATACTTGCAATATGAAGATACACTAAAAAGACCAGATAGCTATTCAGGTAATGGTAAAGGTGTTTACACTTTGTCAGGTGCTGCATTGTTTTTAGGGTTTGCTAGTAGGCAATCAATGTATGATTATGAGAATAAGTCAACCGAATTTTCTTACATCCTTAATAGATTCAGATTATTCTTAACCCATTGGAATGAACAAAAGATGTACTGGGGTGGTACATTCCCTGCAGCTCAGTTCTGGTTAAAGAATTGGGGTGGTTATTCAGATGAAAGTACACAGAATGTAAACCAAACAATAACAGCAAAGTATGGAAGTGATACTGTACACACCTCATCAGAATCAAATAAAGATACATCAGGCGATAAATAATACACCCTGTAAGTACTTCACCTTAGACATTGGGAGACAGTTTGGTAAATCAATGTTAGCACAAAACCAAGCGGTGGACTTTATGATTAATAAGGGTTGGTCTGGTGCATGGGTTTCACCCACATACAAACAAGCCAAAAAAGTATCTGATGAATTAGATGCTAATTTTGAGGGCTTATTTCAATACAATAAATCAGAGCTAACAATGAAAACACCCAACGGTGCACAAATGCAGTTCTTTAGTTCTGAGCGATATGATAATATAAGGGGGTTTACCTTTGATTTCTTAATAATAGATGAAGCAGCCCACCAAGCAGAAGAAGCATGGACTGAAGTTTTAAGGGCTACTGTATTAGTAAAGGGTAAAAAGGTGCTATTTGTTTCTACACCTAAAGGTAAAAACTGGTTTCATACCATGTACCAACTAGGTAAAACAGATGACAACTATACAAGCTTTAAATTTAGTTCTTATGATAATCCTTTAATTGATCCAAAAGAAATAGATGCAGCAAGGCAAACACTACCTGAACACATATTTAAACAAGAATATCTAGCAGAGTTTTTAGATAATGGTTCTGGTGTATTCATAAACATAGACGAGTGCATTGGGAAGGGTAAACCAACATCTAATTACTTTGCTGGTATTGACTTGGGTAGGGCAGATGATTATACAGTACTAACCATTGTAAATGATAACAATGAAGAAGTATATTGTGAAAGGTGGAGACACATGGAATGGAGTACCATTATAGGCAACATAGTAGAGCAGTTAAACAAGTTTAAACCCTATACAGAGGTAGAAGCAAACCAAGCCCAAGATGCAATCTATGAGCAGATAAGGGATAAGATAAACTATCCAAAGTCTAGGGTGCTTCCATTTGTAACCACATCTAAAAACAAACAACCATTAATAGAAGATTTAATAGTACAATTTGAGCAAAAGAGTTTGAAGTTTATAGGTCATGATTGGCAGAAGTCAGAGCTAGAATCATTTACCTATGAGTACAATTTAAAGACCAGAGCAATAAAATACAGCGCTCCAACAGGACTGCATGATGATTATGTAATGAGCAGGGCAATATGTAACCATGCATTTAATACAATGAAGTCATCAGGTAAATATACTTTCCTATAACATTAAAAAATTTAAACCGTTTTTATAACATGAATATCCCTAAGAACTGGAATAAGATACCACTTGCAAACTTTGTACACTACACAGAGTACTTAGAAGAAGAAGCTGAAACACTAGCAGATAAAATCAATCTATTAAAGAAAAAGACTTGTGCTATATTGGGGTGTGATTTAGAAGAAGCTGGAAACCTAACAGCAGAACAACAGAAGCAACTAGGCAGACTTTTAACCACACCACTACCTAGAAGATTGATGTTAAAGTTTAAGCACAATGGGGTAACTTACAGACCATTTATTAATGTATCCAACCAGAAAAACCCTCTAAAGGTTATAGAACTAACCAATGAAATGAGAGGTATTGATTTAGATACAGATAAGTTCAATGGTGGTAAATATTCAGCATTTAAGAATGTAGCAAAGCGAGGGCATAAAGAACAAGGTTTAAATAACAATTTACCTCATTTGCTTTACCTACTTTGTGAGCCTATTACATTTGGATTAAAAAAAGAGTTTCCATTTGTAGGTTGGAAACCAAAGAAACAAACACCCCAAAGCATAGAGCAGGGAATAAAGGATTTTAAAACCCTACCACTAGAAATAAGTAACCCTTTAACAGTTTTTTTTTTAACTCTCTCAAGACAGTTGAGCGACCTTTTCGCAGACTTTTCAGTAAAAGAGATAGAGAAAATGACGGTGCAAATGAAACAACTTCAAGCGAGTTTAGAGAAAGATATGGATACACCACTGTAATAGATGCAATGGCAAAAGGTGATCCTACTAAATGGGCTTATTTTGAACAAATGAATTTAATAACGTTTTTACAAGTAGTATTATTCTACCATGATAAACAAGAAGATTTAAGACAGCAAAGAGAATTACAAAAGAGATTACATAGATAGTGGGGTTTTTAGATAGTGAAATAACAGCAGAGGGTAGAAAGAATGTGCAAGGCGTTCTACAAGACTTTGGTAATGAGTTAATAGAAGAACTTGTAAACAGCCTAGCAGGGCAAGGTTTAAGGGATTCTAACCTAGCACAATCTATGAACTATTCAGTCAATCTAACTTCTAGCGGTTGGCAGTTTAGACTGTTCTTTGATGAATATGGTAACTACTTAGATGAAGGTGTGCAGGGTAAAGGTGGAAAGAAGGCAAGCGGTGGTACATGGAGAAATAAAGGCGGTGGTTCAAAGTTTAGGTTTAGAGATAAGAAACCACCCACAAGGGATAGACAAGACCCTACAAGAAGTTTAGAAACATGGGCAACCCCTAAAGGGTTAAATGTATGGGCTGTAAGGGAATCAATATACCGTCAAGGGATAAAGGCTACCCACTGGTTTAGTGATGTTGTAGATGCAGGTATAATTGAAAGACTATTAAACAAGTTAGAGCAAGAAGGAATAAAAGAAATAGAGATAGATATTAGTGAACAATTAAAAGGTATATTCAATGGCAAGTAATATAATTATAAAAACCACACCAGCGACTTACAGCCCTGTCTATAATCCCATAGAGATATGTGTATTTGAGCAGGATTTAGCAAGCCAAAACCAAACTAATTATAAATATGTAATTACTTGCACACTTCCAACGGGTGAATCAGATACATGGCAAGTACCACTAGCACCATCAGATAAGTTACTTTATGGCTGGCAAGATGTTAGCAGGTTCTTAGAGAAGTTTATAAAAGAGAAATTAACACCAGTAAATTTAGATAGTGGTTTTGTCGCTGCTCAATCTACTGGCATAATAGAATATACAATTAGCATAGAATCAGCTTGGAATGTTGCAGGGGTGTTTACCATTGATCCTGATGGTGTTGGTCCAGTAACCACATCTTCATTGTATGCTTGGGGTGCTTCATTTGATCATCATGATTGGATTGACCAGTTAAATGATGGTAGCCCTTATAACACTTGGATATGTAATGCAACCAATGGAGCAAATGCAAGATTTTTAACAAACAACCCATACATACAAACAAGGCTAACAGATTTAGGTAGGATAAACATTTTAACAGATGACCCTGCAAATATTGATGAATTATTAATTAAAACTTATGATAGTAGCGGTACACTTATTAATTCTTTTGTCGTTGATAATCCTCTCGGCGGTACACCCGTAGGCAATAGAGTATTGAGCATAGCAGTAGGAGCGCAATCACTAAACAACATTAACCCTATTTATATTAGTACAGGAGCGCAGCCTATAATCACCTCATCAGTTAGTTATTACACTTTACAGTTAGATAGAACAGGTGCAGGTGGTACAAGCTCAGAACTTTTAACTGTACATTTAGAAGAAGATTGCAGATATGAGACATACAGATTACACTTCTTAAATAAATATGGTTCATTTGACTTCTACAACTTTACCAGTAGAAATGAATTAAAATCTAGTACTACTAGAAAAACCTATACAAGAAATGAAACCATAATAGAAACAGATGGTATTCAATATGCTAACTGGAATAATGGCAAGAGTGATTACTATGTGCATAACAGAGATAGTATTAAACTGCGTTCTGATTATGTTACAGAAGATCAATACACATGGTTTAAAGAGCTTGTAAACAGTCCACAAGTATTTATTGAATACAGCAACTTTAAAGGGGATAAAGATTATAAACCAGTTTATGTAACTACTACTAACTGGGTAGAGAAGAAAACAAGTATAGACAAGCTATTTAAGTTTGAATTAGATGTAGAGTTTGGACACATTAACCAAAGACAAAGAAGATAATGGCAAAAGAAGAATTATACATAGGGGGTATATTTATACCACTTTCAAAGAGTTTAAATGCTTCTTTAACTAAGTCAATAACAGATATACAAGAGCCTGACAAAAGAAAGGCTACATACTCTAAGACTGTAAACATACCCAACTCTAAAGAAGCTGCTGAAGCCTTTGGTGGGTTATTTGATTTAAACCTAGTAAATAGTTCTTTTGATCCAACAGTAAAAGTAGATTGTAGGTATGTGGTAGATGGTGAACCAATTATAGAGGGTTACTGTCAATTAAAGGCAATCCACCAAAAGCATAGAACAGATATTAGTTATGATATAGTAATGTTTAGTGTTCTTGCTAATATCTTTAAAGATATGGGTGAAGATTACCTAGATAAACTTGCTAACTTTAATAAGGTAGGGGTAACACCACCAACAGCAGACACAGAGAACCAACTATCTAGGTGGAATCATCCCTTTGCTAAATCTGTACAAGCTGACAGTTGGGCTACACAAGTTTATGATAGTGATGTGGGTGGGTTTATTCCCTTTGCTTATGGTCAAGGTTATGTTTATCCACTTGCTGATTATGGTTTTAGTACTGATTTAAATGATTTTGACTATACACAAATACCTTGTGCAGTATATTTAAAAGAATACATAGATGCTATATTTGCCTATACTGGTAAAACCTATACATCTAACTTTTTCAACTCTGCATATTTTAAGAGGTTAATTGTACCATCAAGCCCTACCAACTTTCAACTAGATGCTACAGAAATACTAAATAGACAGTTTCAAGCAAACACCCCACAGTTTACAAGTACAGGTACAACAAGCAGCGGTAACCTCACAATAAATGGTATTGGTGCAGAAGATACACTAATATTCACCAATGAAGTATCAGACCCTTCTGGTATTTACAATAACACCAATGGTAAATATTCAATACCCTCTGTACCCTTACAAGGGCTTTATGATATTAATGTACTAATTGATATAGCTGCAACATTTGTACCTAACACAGCTACAGCGGTTAAAACCACATCAGAGGTAATAGGTCAAATAGGGATATTTGTAAACGGTGTACAACAGCAGGCTAAAAACTTTTATATCACTTCTGATGATGCCACATTTATAAGTGGTGGAAGAACAACCACCACCCCACCAGTAACATATCCTGATGGTGATTTTAACACAAGTGAGAAGTGGTTTTTATTTGGTAATGCAGTAGCAGGAGATCCAAGAACGGGGGATGATGTACCAAACAGATATTTATTAACCCTAAACAATATTCTTTTATTCGCTAATGATGAGGTAGAGATAAGGGTTAAGGCTGGTTACTTTGCTCAAAGTTCACCATTTACTTTAACCACTAATAAGTTCTTTGTGGATTCATCAGGCGGTACATACACAGGTAACGCAAGCATCACAATAAGTACAGGTGCATTTTATAACAAGGTTGTAAATACATACCCATCAGAGGGTAGTACAATGAAGATAGAAAAACTGATACCTAAGAATGTCAAGATGAAAGACTTTTTTATGAGTATTGTGAAGATGTTTAATCTATTCATTGATATTGACCCAAATGACACAAACAAATACATAATAGAGCCTAGAGATAACTTCCTAACAGAAGATATAATAGATATAGATGAAAAGCTAGATGAAGGTCAAGACTTGACTATTATACCAATGGGCAAATTAGATGCAGCAGATTATCATTTTAGTTACAAACCAGATAAAGACTTTTTAAATGAAACCTACACTACTACACATGATGATAGGATTTATGGAGATAGAAAGGTATTAAGTACAAATGAGTTTGTAAATAAGGTTAAAAAGATAGAGAGTATTTTTAGCCCTACACCACTAGCAGCACCACCAAACAGTACAAGGGTATTAAGCACAATCATACAGCAAGATAATGCAGGCTATCCACAACCAATAGACCACAATATGCGACTATGGTACTATGGTGGTTTAAAAGATGGCAAAGCATGGAGACATATTAGCTACATAAATGCCTACCCACCTTTAGCTTTAGCAGATACCTATACACAATATCCTTATGCTGGTCATTTTGATGATCCATTTAATGCAACAGAAGATATTAACTTTGGGTTAGTTGAAGAAGTGTATTATGATGATAACATTAACACCATAACTGTAACTAATAACAACCTAGTAAATAAATACTATTCTAAGATGCTGCAAGAATATACAGCAAAAGAATCAAAGATAGTAGAGGGTATGTTTAATGTAACACCAAATGACTTTAAAACTTGGGATTTTAGAAAGATATATTTTTTTAGAGGTGCTTATTTTAGACTTCAAAAGATAGAAGGATACAATCCAACAGGGGAAAGTTTGACTAAATGTGTATTCTTATATTTAACTAATACCCCTGACTTCATACCAGGACTTATTGAGCTAGATGGTGATGGTGATGAGTTAGGCAATCCACTAGGTACAGATGGTGGTACTGTAGATTTTACAGAAGATAAAGCAACCAAAGGTACAAGAACATCACAAAATTTAGACTATAATAATACATCTAAAAGAGGTGTGGAGATACAAGGTCAATATAACTATGTTTCGCCTGATTCGTTTTATGTAGAAATACAAGGTGATAGAAATAGGGTGTGGAGTGAAGCTGAAAATATAAAGATACAAGGTGATAATAATACAATAGATGCAGGGGTTAAAAATGTAACATTGATTAATACAAACGGTTTAACTATTAATGAATCAGATGTAACCTACATTAATAATCAAATAGTTGCAGGTGATGGAAGTATAGAAATAATTGATAGAAGTCAATCAGTAGATCCAACTAAACTAGGATATGAAGCTGATACCACAACAGGAGAAATAATATTAGAGTTACCACCTTATACAGATGTTTTTGAAGGGTGGGAGCAGTCATACAAAAAGACAGCAGGTAAATATGACTTTGTTTTAAGTGAAGGCGCAATAGCCAATATTACAATAGATGGAGAAACAGAAATAAGAATAACCACTGTAAATGATTTAATTAATGTTTACTTTAATGGTTTTGAATACAAAATAAAATAGATGGCATACATACAAGATATAAATTTACCAATAGTATCAGATACTAAAATCATATCAAAATATAGTTTTGATGCTGATAATAAAAAGGTAGTTATTAATGAACCGTTTGACAATATTCTTTACATTTTTTCTTTAGAGAATAATCAAATGATTTATAACCCAACTGCAAAAGGTTTTGGTGGATCACGTGAAGGAAACAAAATATTTTTAGAATATGATGTTACAGATTATGAAGATTTTTATAGCTTGCTAATTGTAGCCAATTTAAATAAAGGAAAAGAAATAGAAATATTATTAAAATCTTTGATAGCTGAACAAGTTAAAACAAATGATTTTTTAAAGCTTATACTAACATAATAAATAAACAAATAAATAAATAAATACAATGGAATTGTACATAACAAACCCTTTAAACGGGGACAAAGCAGTAGTAAATGAAAAAGGGAGACTACAAGTAGAATCTACATCATTTACTAGATATGAGCAAAGCTCACAAAATGGTGATGCTTTTAATGTGAATACTGAATACATCAGAAGTATTACAAGTGCAGGTGATAATGGGATATTATACTTAAAAAATAACTCTGAATTTGATTTAGCTATTGAAGCATGGTTTTGGGGTGTAGAAAATTTAAGCGGCGGTACTCCAACAGGAAACCCAATACTTAAAGCATTTTTTAATCCTACTGGTGGTACTTTGATTTCAGATGCTAATGCTGCTACAATAGTAAACAGAAGTGCAGGTAGTTCTGAAACATTTGGAGATATAGTTGCTTATTCAGCAAGCGGGACAGGTAAAACAGTAACAGGTGTAGGTACTCCAATATTGTACCAATTACAAGGCAGTGGTAGAACATTTGGAACTATCTTTTTAACATTACCTAAAAATAGTTCTATTGCATTAACTATTGATATAGCAGGTTATGGTACTGCTGATGTTTATGCAGGGTTTACAGGATTCTTAGTTAGATAATGAGTTTAAAAACTAAAATAGTAGGAGTTGATAGTTTAGCAGCAGAAACACAAAAAAATGTTTTTGGTTCTGGGTTAAAAGTCTATACCTATAAAGGTGTATTAAAAGAGGATTCATTTAGACAATTTATAAACCCTACACAGGGCGCTAATTTAAATGTAAATGCTGCTTTATCTGGTACACCTGAACAAATCCATAACGGTATAGATTCTGTTCTTTGGACTGCTTCCGCTTTATCTGGTACTTGGGTATTTGATTCAACTGCACAAGCAAATACAGGTATAAGGTCAATAGATGCAACATCTACTACAAATAATGATACAGCTTTAATATCTAAAGGTTCTAATTTAGATATGAATGATTATTCTGCATTAACTGGGTTTATCTATATCACAAGTTGGAGTCCAAGCGGAACTAAAGATGTTAGATTACAGTGGAGAAATTCAGGTACTACATCAGGAGTGCAAATTGATTTATCTACATACATAGATACAACTTTACTTAATACATGGCAAAAGTTTACAATACCTTTAGTTGATTTTGGTGCTGCAAGTTCTGCTATTATAAATGAACTTACTATAACTACTATAGATGTTGGACCTGGACCTCCACCTGAATATTATTTAGATGATATCCAACTAGAAGAAGTAGGTGGTGGATTTATTTATACTGTAGGTCCTGAGGTTGATGAATTTTGGGATGTTACTAGCATATCATTTACAATAGTAGATGCTTTTGATAGTACTTTACTAAACTCATCTATGTTTAATTTACCTTATAACGGTTTGCTTAGTTTATCAACTTTAACAAATGGTATCAACATTCAAAGGATACAAGACGGAGAAATAAAGTACTCCACAACTATTAGAGATTTTATAGACTTCATGGATATACCTGCTCAAACAGAATTAGATGCAGGGGGTGATGGTGTTAATACTTGGTTTACTTTAAAGAAGGTTTTTCCGACTGCTTTTAGGTTAGTTGGTAAAAATGCAGATACAATTAAGATAACTGTAAATGATGATTTATCTTCACTAATAAGATTTAGAGCATATTGCGACATAAAAGAGTATAGTGATTATGGATCATAAATAAATAATAATGGCAGAAAAAGTACAAATAGATTTTACAGTGGATGGCGCACCAGCAGCCAAAACACTAGGAGAATTAGAAACAAAAGCAGAACAGTTAAATGAAGCTTTAAGGGGTGCTGAAATAGGTAGTACTGAATACAAGAAACTTAACCAGCAATTAGTAGAAACCAATAGAGAAGTTAAGAACTTAGAACTAGGTTTTGAAGCTTTAGATAATGAGCAGGTTGCTTCTGAGATTGGTTCAGTAGCTGGTGCAGTTGGTGATGTTACTGCTGCTATGGTTCTTTTAGGTGGTGAGAATGAAACACTAGAAGAAATGGCAAAGAACATTGAAACTGCCTTAGGTGTATCAATGGCTTTTAAAGGTGCTATTGAGGGGTTCAGTTCTGCATGGAAGTTGTTTAATAATGTATTAAAAGCTTCACCTATATTTTTACTGGTTGCTGTTCTTGCTGCTATTGGTACTGGTATAGCTGCTTTAATTACTTATTGGGATGAGTTTATAGATGGTTTAAGAGATGCTAGAGACTTTATCTTTGGTTTGTTTAATGGTATCATAGAATTTTTTACAGGTACAGAAGATGCGATTCAGACAGCTTCAATGGCTGAGAAAAAAGCACATGAGCAAAGAACAGCACAACAGAAAGAAATAACCAAACTACATAAAGAAAGGCTATCACAAATCAAAGCTGAAATGGATGCAGAAAATGAAGCATTTAATGATAGGCAAGAGATATTTGATTTAGATATAGCTAGAATGGAAGCAGAGGGTAAAAACTCAGATGCTTTAAAAAGGGCTAAAATAGAACACCAACTAGAACATGAAAAAGCACAGTTAGAATCAATAAAAAATCTTTTAGCTTCATGGAGAAAATACTATGAAGATCAACTTATAATGTCAGGTAAATCAAGAGAGGACTTCATTAAAATGATGAAGGGTAGAGGTATTGATTTAGATGAAGCATTAAAAGTTGAAGAAGAAATAATTGAAAAGCAGAATAGAAAGATATTCCAAGCTGAAACCGAGTTAATAGATTTTCAAAGGCAGATAAGGGAAAAAAACTCTAAAGAAGAAGTAGAGAAAGTTGAGGAAACCTTACAAGAAGTAGAAGATTTAAGAAGCGATTTTTTAAATAGACTAGAAGCAGCAGAGAATGAATTTTTAGACGGTCAATTAGATAAGTTTCAGAAAGAAGAAAATGCAGTAAGGGATAAATACTTTAATCTAATAGAAGAAGCAAAGCAATACGGTGAAGATACTGTTATACTTGAAATGGCTTTAGCTGAACAACTAAATGATATTAAAAGAAGGCAAGCAGAAGAAGAAGCCGAAATAGAAAGAAAGAAGCAAGAAGAAATAGATGCAGCTAGAGAAAAATCAGTAGAACTAGCCAAACAAGGCGCTCAAGATTTATTAAATGCAGGGCAACAGCTTGCACAATTACAAAGCCAAAGAGAGTTAAAACGATTACAAGAGAAAACTAAAAGAGGTGAAGAACTTACTAAATCAGAAATTAAAAGACTTCAAAGACAGGATAAAATTAATAAAGCCTTTGCACTTGCTCAAATCGCTGCAGATACAGCAAGGGGGATTAGTGGTGCTATTGCTGCTGGAGCTGGTATTCCTTTCCCTGCTAACTTGGGCGCTATTGCATCAGGTATAGCAGCGGTAATAAGTGGTGCTGCACAAGCTTCACAAGTACTAGGTGAATCAGTAGAGATACCAACAGTTGATACAGATACGGGTGCAAGTGCTGATACATCAGGCACAGAAGAAACACCAGATTTAAATGAGATACAATTTGGATCTACTTTATTAAACCAACCTCAACAGGTTTATGTAGTTGAATCAGATATAACAGCCACACAAGGGAATGTAGCAGCGATTGAACAAGCTGCAACCTTTGGATAATTTACACATTTTTGGCTTTACCGTTTTTAAAATAAACGCATGAAGCCAATAGAATTTATACAGAAGGGTAGCATGGTTTGGGTTATGGATGATGATTTAGCTTTAAAGTTAATTAGTGTAGATGATTTAATATGGTGTGATGAGCCAGATCAAGAAGGATGGAACATTGTATGTAATAACCAAGAATATTGGGTAGAGCTATGTTTTAGCTTAGAGCATAAAATTTGTGCTAATTAACAAACAAAAAATCAAACGTTTTTAGAATATGGATTTAATTACATTACATCTACCAACAGAAGAAGAAATAGAATTTCAAGTAGGCTTAGTAGATATGCCAGCAATAGAATCAGACTGGCAAACATTCACAGCACAACAATCAAAAGCTTTCCAGTTTAAAGAGTTTGATAAATCAAAGAAGTTGTTAATGGGTTACTTCATGATAGCAGATTTAGAGATACCTAGATTTGATAAATCAAGAGGTGCTTACAATGTTGTATTCCCTAAAGAATCAATAGATAAGATAGTTAGAAATTTCTCAAAGAATGGACTTAACCAGAACATGAATGAGATGCACCAAACAGGCAAACTAATAGAAGGGGTTTATGTTTTACACCATTGGCAATTAGATAGTGAAATGGGAATAGGCGCTCCAAATGGATTTAAGAAAGAGAAAGATGGATCATGGTTTGCAGTGGTTAGGTGTGAGAATGAAGAAATTTACAACAAAGCCCTAAAGGGTGAGTTAAACGGCTTTAGTATTGAGGGTAGATTTATAGAAGAAGAAATGTTTAACCAAGCACTTAACAAATTCTTTAATGACCTTGATGAAATGGTTAAAAATTAACAAAGATTTTTATAAACGTTTTTACACTAAATAAATCACAATGGATAATAACAAGAGAGAAACAATCTTAAACAAAGTCAGAGAGTTTTTTTCTTCTCATGATATAGATGCTGAAGTAGTTGAAAAACAACCAGAAGCTGAAAAATCAGAGAAGTTCGAAACTGTTATGCTTGTGGATGGGGTTACTGAGGTAACTATTGAGCCTGCTATTGAGGTGGGTGCTGCTGTTGTCTTGACTGCTGAAGATGGTACACCTGTACCTGCACCTGCTGGTGAGTATGAGTTGCAAGATGGTAGAGTTTTGGTAGTTGCTGAAGAAGGTGTACTAGCTGAAATTAAAGAAGCTATTACAGAAGAACCAATGTCAAACGAAAACCCAGAGCAAGCAGACAAGGTTAAGAGAATCATTGAGCGCATTGAATCAGAAAAAATCTTTAGTGCGATTGATGAATTAAAGGAAGTAGTGAAATTCCTAAAAGAAGAAAATGAAGCTTTAACATCTAAACTATCAGAAGTTGAAGATAAATTCTCTGAAACTAAACAATTCACTAAAGAAACATTTGAAACACTATTAGGTGAACCAAGTAAAGAGCCTGTAGTAAAAGAAAAATCAAACCCGTTGAAGGCATTTGCTTCACAAGAATCAATGTTAGAAAACTGGTTAAACAAACAAAAACAATGAAAAAATATAATTTTAATGTAGATACATCAGGGCTAACTGCCTATGTTGATGAAAACGATACACAATTAATGTATCAGTTGCAAATGGAATCAGAGTTAGTTCCTTATGCAGAAGTTCGTTCAGGAATTAAAGGTACTGAAAGAATGCACTTTATGACAACTACTGCAACCTTTCAGACGGATGCTTGTTCTTATAATGCTTCAGATACTACTACTTTCACAGAGAAAGATATTACAGTAGGTAAAATCGCAATTATGGAAGATGTTTGCCCTAAGTTGTTACAAGGGTTTTGGGCGCAACAAATTTTAGCTGCTGGTTCAAGAGGTGAAGAAGCTATCCCTGCTGAGATTGCTGCTGCTTGGACTGCTAAGAAATTAAACCTAGTTAGAAAGCAAATCAATGTTGCAGACTGGCAAGGTGATACAACAAGCGGATCAGCAAACCTTAATAAGTATGATGGACTTATTAAAGAGATTTATGCAGATGCTTCTGTAATTGATGGGAATACTTCGGATGCTGCTACTGCTACATCTGTTTCTAACATTCTTGCTAGAATGCAAGAAATGTATTTAGCTATTCCTGAAGATTTGAGAGCAGGCGCACCAGATGGCGGTGGATTGGTTTGGTTTTTACCACAATCATACTATGACTTCTATGTTATCGCTTTAAGAGAAGCTAACCTATTCCACTTCAAAGGTGAAGAAGGAGAAGTAAGATACTATGGTACAGATATCGTTTTAGTTCCTCAAGTAGGTTTAGCTGGTCAAGATAAAATGGTTATTACTACAAGAGAGAATATCGTTGTAGGTGTCGACCTTGAATCAGATGAAGATACTTTAGAAGTATGGTACTCTAAGGATGATAGAATTAACCACTCGTTAATCGCATTCAAAAGAGGGGTTACTTACAAATACTCTGACTACATTGTTAAGTGGGGGTTAGGTACTTCATAAGAATAAAATAATAATGGCAGGCGGTTAGATTCCGCTTGCCTACTTTTAAATTAATTACATGAGTTGCGGAAGTTTAACATACGGTTTTGATTACGAATGTAACGCTGGAATTGGTGGTATTAAACAAGGTTCTATTCTCATTACACAATGGGATAATGTAGAAGCTTATGTAGAAGCTGGTGGAATTGTAACAGGAATTACACAGGCTGCAACTACTAATTTTTATCGTTACCAAGTAAGAAAGTTTATTGCTAGTAATACAGCAGCAGGTGTAAGTGATCCTAAAATGGGAACTAAATCATTTACCTCAACTTTCAACTTCACTCTATTTAACATGAGTGCAAGTAAAAATGTAAACCTTCAGCTCTTGATGTCTAAACCAGTTGCGGTAATTTACCAAGATAACAATGATAAATATTTTGTTATTGGTATTTCAAACGGTGCAGAAGCTTTAACAGTGGATGCAGCAACAGGAACTGACAAGCAAGATATGAACGGTTATACAATTAACATTACAGCAGAAGAAAAACATTTTCCTTTAGAGGTTGATTCTACAGTAGTAAGTGGATTATCTATCTCAGGAGATTTGTCTTAATAGATTCTTATTCATAACTTAAAGGAGGGTGGGGGTATTTGCTCTCACCTTTTTTTAGTATATTTAAAGAGTGGAAATTTACAAAGGGTATTATTCAACCATAACAGAAAATTTAGATGTTATTATTACAGAAAGCAGCGACAAATGAAGATTTAGTTTTAGAGCTTACAGAATCAAGTTCTTTATCTAATCCTGTTTACCTTTTTGTATTTTCAAGAGGTGGGAATACATACCCAGTAATTAGTACAGATTTAGCAACTGCCAGCCAAAAAGCAAGGTTTAATAAATTCACAATTATAGAGGGTGTAGATAATCCCACAAATGGCAGTTTAATTTTAGGTAATACTGGTGTTTATGATTTGACAGTTTATGAGCAGTCAAGCACCACAAACCTAGATCCAAGTTTAGCGACAAATAAAGTCTATACCACTTTAGCTAGGCTAATAGATTCTGAAACTTCTATCTATGTTTCACATAATATTACAGTTACTTACACTGAACACGTTATAAGTCTATGAAGTATTTAATGAATGATAATGGCGAGATGTACCAAATGAGCGCCCACAAACAACCAACTTTTAAGGAGTTGAAGAATAAAGAGTGGATTCTATGGGGGTACAGTTCTGATTATGATGATAAAGAGTGGAATAATAGACAGCCTGATTATTATGAATGGTTGTACAATTCCAGTTCTAAACACAGAACAATAGTTAATAAAAAGGTTGCATTTATTTGCGGTCAAGGGCTTTATGTAGATGATAACAGTCTAAGTAATATTGAAAAGGTAGAAGCTAAAGTATTTGCAACAAAAATTAATGATTCAGAGTTAATTAAAAAACTCACATTAAACCTAACTAAAATAGGTGGTTTTTGTTTTGAAGTAATTGCAGATAAAGCAGGTCAAAAGATACAACCACACTATATCAATATAAAAAATGTAAGAAGATCAAAGGTAGAATATGATGAGCAGGGCAGAAAGAAAGATTGTGTTTATTATTATACTTGTGATTGGGATGCTAGGAAACCAGAAGAAAATCCAGACTTTACCACATTCTATGAATGGAAGTGGGATGAAAGACCAGACAACAATAAAAGATATTTAGTTTACTATTCAGAAGATGAAGAAAACCTATATCCAATTCCTGAATATACTGCTGCTGTACCCTATATTGCTGCTGACTATGAAATAAGTAATTTCACTTATAACAATGTCAAGAACGGTTTTAGTGCAGGTTGGTTAGTAAACTTTTACAATGGTGAGCCAAAAGAAGAAGAAAAAGCAGAGATAGCAGGATATTGGAAACATAGGCTACATGGTTCAGATAATTCAGGCGAGCCAGTTTTAGCCTTTAATGATGTGGGTGTGGATGGTGTAAATATAACACCACTAAACCCGAATGGGCAAGATGATAGATTTATAAATCTCAACAAACAGATAAGAGAAGAAATATTTTCAGGTCATGCTGTTGACCCTGTTGTAGTAGGTTTAGAGGGTAACAATGGCTTTAACAATAATGCAGACGAAAAGCGAACAGCTACAGAAGATTTCCAAGCATTTTATGTAAGGGGTAAACAAGCTATTTTAGAGCAGTATATTAATGCTATTAGGCTTTACAATGAGATTAAAGGAAACCTAAAAATAAAAAGGTTAAATTCAATCAAACCAGAATTTAGTGAAGCAATGCTTATGCACATTTATGATGTGGATGAATTAAGGGTTATGGATGGTGCTGAAAAGCGAACAGATGAGCAGAAAGCACAAAAGACAGTTGAAACTATTACAGAATTTACAAGTGATGATAAAATAATAGGTTTTCTATCAGGTTGTGGAATAAAGGATGAAGAATTACAAGTTATTTCTAGTCATGAATTATTTGCAAAAGATATAGAAGATGCAGAAGCACAAGAGCAAGGGTTTTTAAGTAGCTTAGAAATAATCATTTTAAAGCTTTTGATGGGCAACCCTGCACTAACTTTAGATACTATTGCAAAGAGTGTTAAAAGACCAGTAAGCGAAATAGAACCAGTTTACAATGATTTAATTGAAAGAGGTTTAATTGATGAAGATGGTGTAACTGATGAAGGTGAGGGTGAACTAGATGAAGAACCTGAAATTTTTACAGTTTACAAATATGCACTAAGATCAGATGTATCAGGGGGTGATATTATAGATACCACTAGAGACTTCTGTAAAAGGTTAGTAAGACTTTCAAGAACTACTAGCTGGACTTTAGAAGATATTAAAAGAATGAACAACGGCATGGGCTTAGATGTGTTTAGAAGTAGAGGGGGGTGGAGAACATTAACAGATGGTAATCATGTACCTTTTTGCAGACACATCTGGAAAGCTGAAGTAGTAAGAAGAAAATAAATAAGTATGGCAAGAGCATTATTTTTTCAAGAAGATTATTTTTTTAAATCAAGTGCAGTAGATGAAAATACTGATTATGATTTAATACAGCCTGTCATGTGGGATTGTCAGGAATTATACATTCAAGATATTTTAGGTTCACCACTTTACAACGCTATTAAAGATGAAATAGTTACCAATGGTGGAACTTTAACAACAGCTAAATATGTAACCTTAGTAGATGATTATGTAGCGCCTTGTTTGCTTAATTATGTACTGATGGATTCACAAGTTACAATGTTGTACAAGATGCGCAATAAATCAGTACTAACTGATAGAAGTGATTACAGTGATCCTATAGACTTTAATGAGCATAAATACATTGTAGATAACTACAGAATAAAAGCAGAGCAATACGCTGAAAAGATTGAAAGATACCTGTGTGCAAATCAATCTAATTACCCACTTTATACAACTTATACAAGTTCAGACCAAGTAAGAGCGCAGAACCAGCGCCCTAGTACTGGGGTTTACATGGGTGGTATGTACAAAGGTGGTAAAGGTTATGGATATGAATACTATGAAAAAAGCTGATAGAAAACTATTAGAATACTATGCTAAGTTACAAAAAGCTAATAACACTAAACAAGCAATTCGCAGACAATCACTATGTGATAAAGAACTTCGGAAACGGGGAAAGATGGCAAATAGTTGATCACGATCAAACACCATCTTTTAAATACCCTTTGATGTTTGTTGAAGATTTACCCTTTAGCGGACAAACAAAGGAATTTACATACACTTTAAGATGTTGGTTTGTTACAAGGGTAGAAGCACCAACAGATAGAGGTGATGAACTACTGTACTCTGAATATGCAACTGCAAAGAGTTCAATGGTTCAATGTGCTTTAGATTTAGTTTCTTACTGGGTTCAAGATACTAACTATTCTAGTTTAGAGATAGACAAAAATTTTAATATTGAAACCTTTATAGATAAGACTAAAGATAGAGATACAGGCTGTTATATTGATTTAAGGTTTAGGGATGTATTTAATTATGATAGTTGTATTATCCCTATGGATGGGGTAGCACCACCACCATCATCTGAATGTAGCCCTGTATCTGTAACAATTAACGGGGGTGATTCTCAAAGCGTTGCAAGCGGTGGAAGTTTAGATATTTCAGTTCACGATACGGCAGACAATGATATAGGAACTGTAAGCGGTTCAGAAGTAGAAATATCAGATACTACATTAACTGTAAACGGTTCATCTATAACTAATGTAAAAGCAGAAGGAACAAAGGCAATAACAATAAGATACGCTGATGATTCACCTGTAACAGTAACAACTGTAACAGATACAGAATCTGTTTTTATTGGTGAAGTACCAAACACACAAACACCTATAAATGTAGCAAACACAATTAAAACTGGAATCACTACTTCATTTTATGCAAATGATGACGGTGCAACACAAAGAGGTAGATTAACAGATTTTACAACCTTAGACTACACAAATCCATTTGGAAACACAAACCGATTCACAGATGATTTAGGAGGTCAAACATACACATCAGACGTTGTTATAGATTGGGCTTTTTACAATCAATTAACTGGTAATGTGCATGGATGGAAAAGAACAATGCAACCTCAACAAACACAAGCAGACCATATGGCTGGTGTACCTTACACTTTTGCGGGCTATTCGGATTGGACAATACCAAATATAAATGAGTTATCATCTTTGGCTTTTATTGGAAGTACGGGAAGAGATTATTTGAACTATGCTCCATTCAATTTAGCGCAAGGTTCAGACCCGACAAATTATTTGGCTTTATGGAGTAGTTCGAGATTAGTTGGTAATTCGGCTTATTTGTTGGCTTCTTTACCAATAGCAATCACCAACTGGTTTACAAGTAGAAAAGCCATATTATTTAGAATATATTCATTAACAGATTTAGGATTATGATAATAAAAGGAGACTTTCAATTTACAGAGCAATGGGGAAACATTGTATTTACTGATATAAATGTAGATATTAATCCAGTAGTATCACAAGTAAACCCTGTAGATATGACAATAAATGTACAATTAACTTTTACAGTGAATGGTAATGTTAAGGGTAGCTTTGCACCTGATATTAACCCTGTACCAGTTAAAGACTTAAACTACAATGCAGAAGAATTAAAAGATAGAATTATTGAACGCTTACAAGACTTTAAAAAGTAACAAACTAATCACACAATAAAATGACATCAAGCGAGATAATACTAACCATAACAAGCTCTTTTTTAGGTGCTAAATATGTTTGGGATTTTCTAAAACAAAAAAACGCTAATTTCACCAAGATAGGTTTAAAAAAATTAGAGAAAGAAGAACAGGATATAAGACTATTGCAAAGTCAATTAAAAACAGTACAAGCCCAATTAGAATTAGTTAGAAAACAGAATCAATCTTTAGTATCTAGTTTTAAAGTTATCCTGCCACTATTGGAAGTTTTAGCAGATGATAATGAGGGTTTAAAATCATCTTTATCAGTTATTAAAGAAATAGTAATAGAACATGATGATTAATTTTGTATATTGGGCATAAAATGTATTAGATGGAAAAAGGGAGAAAGACAACCCGAATGAGACTAAAGCCTGATGAAGCTGCTTTAGTAAATAATTACAGAGCAATAAAAGAACAGTCTCAATCAATGGGTTTAGATCCTAAAACTGTTCATAGTGGTTGGCTAAAAACTAAAGATGCATCCTTATATTTTCAGAATCCAAATTTCGGAGACAAACAAGAAAACATTGAAGAGCGATTTGATAAGCTACTTTCTAAATATGTTTTTGGTGAAAAAAGGATAATTGAGCAGACTATCATTAAAACCAAGTTAGCCTGTAAAGTTACTATAACAGATGCTCATGTTGGCATGAATCCAAACCCAAACGGTAAAGGATTGTTTCAGTACGAATATAATGCTAAGATTTATAATAAATCAATGGATAGAGTGTTTAATTCTATCTCAAAAGAACATTCAACATACGGTAAGTTTGACTTAATATTAATAGATGACTTAGGAGATAACGAAGATGGCTATAACGGTCAAACTACTAGAGGTGGTCATTCATTACCTCAGAATATGTCTAACGCTGATGTGTTTGAAACTTGTGTAGACGCTAAAGTAAACTTATTAGTGAATATTGCAGATTCTGGAATGACTAATAGAATCATACTTAGAAAGTGTGCAAATGATAATCACTCTGGAGATTTAGGGCATTTAGTTAATATAGCTGTTAAAAAGATTATAAATTTAATGTATGATAGTGAGTTTGTAGAAGTTGAAACTCTTACTAGATTCATGGAGCATAGAATTTATGGGGATCATTGTTTTATTCTTACACATGGTAAAGATGATGAACAAATGAAAAGAGGTTTACCGCTTCATTTAAAACCAGAAACAATAAATTTCATTAATGATTATATTGACTTCTACGAAATAAAATCTAAATACATTCACTTAGAAAAAGGAGATTTACACCAAATAGGTTACCAAAGAACAAAGAAATTTGATTACAGAAATTTCATGTCATTTGCTCCACCATCTAACTGGGTACAACATAACTTTGGAGATTCTTACTCTGGTTATTCTATTCAAATAGTACCTAAAAAGTCAGGTGAAATAAGCCATACTGACTACTTCATAGACTATAAGAAACAGTCTAGATAAAACTTTTTTCAAAAAAAAATACTTTCGATTGTATTACTTTGGGTAAAATGTATTACATTTGTACCAACGGTAACAATTAAACAATACAATTATGAAAGAAGGAAGTATAGTATTTAACAATGAACTAGGCAGGGGTATAGTTGAAAAGATATCTCCATCAGGTAGTCTAGTTAGAGTTAGGTTTAAACATTTTACTACTCAGGTAGTATTAAGATCATCAATAAGATTAATCGAGTAATTATGAAAAAAGAACTATTAGATAGAATCATTTACAGGTTGTTTGAATCTGTGAATATTGAAAACTCGGAAAGGGTAAACATAGCAACCTTTACAGCGGTTGCAGATTGTGAACAGCTTAAATTAATAAATAATGGATAAAGATTTAATACTACAGTATGATAGTGGACAGCTTGAACATTTAAAACATAAACAAACAGATATGAGTAAAATGATAACCTTTAGAGCCAAAGAGCCTAAGAAGTTAGAAAAAAGATCCTTACTACTTTATGGTGAGCGAGGGCAAAGTAAGTATTTAAACCAGCTTTTAGAATTAGATGCAAAGCTAAAATTAATTGAAAAGTATGAAAACAAATAAGATTATAGAGCTACCTGTACAAGATCAGATAGATATTGTAAGAATGAAAACTACTAAATGTATTGAAGCTTATAATACTTTTATCCCATCATTATTAAAAGAACCTAAAGAGCTTGCTAGTTATATTGAAAACTTAATAGAAGGTTTAGTAGATGAATTGGTAGTACCAGAAAGATTTAAGATTAAAGAATTAGAAGAAACAATAGAACAATTAAAAAGACAAATTAAATGACAAACGCACAAGTGATAAGAAGTAGACAAGATGCAAGAAGCATCATATTAAAAGAACTATCTAAAAACAACTGGTCACCTAGATTAATTAGATTTATTTCATCATCTACACCAGAGCCAAGTGGTACAATCATACCAAAAGAATACAAAGTAGATGTACTTGCTGATGTGGTTAGTGATATAAACAAGATTGATAAAAGTATCATACTGTCTAAATCTAGATTAAGAGAAGCGGTATTAAGTCGCAATATGATGGCAAAGTTTTTAAGAGAAGAAGAAGGTTTAACCTTGCAGCATATTGGTAAACTTTTATCCATAGATCACACCACAGTTATTTATGGTATTAAATCACTAAACAATGATATCTTAATTAACTATGTAGGGTTAAGAGACAAGTACCAAATTCTTTTAGAAAATATGAAAGAAGGCTAGTTTAATTAAATAATTTGTATTACATTAGTAAAAAATTAAAGTTATGAACAGAGAAGAATTAGGAAAGCTGTACAAGCAATATGAATTAACACCTGATGATGTATTTAAGCATAAATTTTATACCATCATTACAAGAGCTGGAATAGATAAGATTCAAGCAAAAGCAAAGATTAATATTAATTACACATTAGAGTATAATTCACCAGATAATAAATGTGTGATCATCCAAGCCTTTGCAACTATGGGAGATGAGAAAATAGAAACCTTTGGAGAATCATCACCAGCGAATACAACGAATGCCTATCCTGTAGCAATGGCAGAAAAAAGAGCAATGAGCAGAGCAGTATTAAAATTAACTGGGTTTTATGCTGCTGGTGCAATGGGTGAAGATGAAAGTGAAGATTTTAAAAAACCAAACAAATGAGCTACTACAGAGAATCATACGAAAAGATTGATAGAGAAATTCGATTTAGTGAGCAATATGGATATACAGCCATGATTTTACCAAACGATTTTAGCAAGGTTGTAAGCGGTTTATTTTTAGACGGTGATACATTTATACCAGAGCATAAATTTAAATGTCTTAATTATAGCTTAAAATCGTTTTTAGTGCAAACTGAATACCTAAAAGAAAGAACAGATTTAACTAAATACATAAAACCTTATTAATTATGGAAACATTGAGCAGGGATTTACATGGATATAAATTAAAATTTAGAAAACATTTTTCTTTTTATCAATCATGTTTAAGGTCATTAGAATATTCTGAACAACCAGAGTTAGTAGTAAAAGATATAGAGTATCACAAAACTAAAGCAGATTACTATTCAGATTTAATCCATGAGACTAAACAAAAAATCACAAAAGAGTGGAAGAAGGACAGCGCAAAAAGAAGGGCTGTTGATCCTAAGTTAATGAATGAATTTTATAATTTGAAAGATTGCTATTTAGATTGTAAAAGATGTGGTAAAGATTTTAAACATTTTAACCATATTAGTAACTCAAACATTACAGAAGAAGAATACAAAAGTTTACACGCTTCAAAAGACTTTGCCGACCTTATGAGGGCTTTAAAAATAATGGCAGAAAACAAAATAAATAAATTATGATAGTAGAATTAAAAGGAACAGTTAAGCGAATTGAAGATACTAATAGGGTATCAGATAAATTCCAAAAAAGAACAGTAGTGATAACAGTACCAGATGGAGACTACCCACAAGACATAGGTGTAGAATTTATCAATGATAGGGTTACTGTCTTAGATAATTACTCAGAAGGTCAAGCGGTGGTATGTACTGCAAACATAGCAGGTAGAGACTGGACTAATCAGGAAGGTGTTACTAGGAACTTTGTAAGCTTTAAGGGTTGGAAGATTGAAGCAAGTGAAGAAGGGCAACAGATGACACCTAAAGAAGTGGTAGAAAATGCACACGCTTTAACTGATGCAGATGATGATTTACCTTTTTAGTATTATATTCATTTAGATATAATTTCAACAAATTAGCGGTTTTTATATTCATTTAGATATAAATTAGTATATTTGTAAAAGTGCCGTCCTACAAATAGCACAAAAATATTTAAACTAAGCTCTGTAGCAAAGTCGAGAAGTAGGACGCCCGACACAGTTACAGGGCTTTTTTAGTTTTAAAATATGGAAGTAAACGAATACCAAGAAAATTATCAAACTGGTTGGATTAGTCTTTACAGGTCAATTAAAAACCATTGGATATTTGAAGATGAAAAATATTTAAAATGGTGGATAATAATACTGTTTGAAGTAAATCATAAACCAAACAAATTTACAAGAAATTATGAGGTGTATGAGATACAAAAAGGACAATCAACAAACAGTTTAAGAACATGGTCGGAAATGTTTAAAACAACTCCTAAAACAGTATCAAAGTTTTTTAAACTATTAGAGAAAGATAATATGTTAAAGTTGCAAAAAATAGGAAAAGGTAAACAAGCTCTAACACTTATTACTGTTAATAATTATAAACAATATCAAGACCAAAGTAAACAAACCCTACTACAACTGGTAAACAAAAAAGAAACAAGAAGTAAACAAACCTTACCTACTAACAATAATGATAATAATGATAATAATGTAAATAATATACCTACCCTCAAAGAATTTTTAGACTTTGGTAGATATCGAAAAAAGAATGTAGATTTACAAGACTTAACATTAAAATATGAATCTTGGAAGGCGAATGGTTGGAATGATGGAAATGATAAACCAATTACAAACTGGC